ATTTGTATTAAAGATAATTAGACATGTATTATTAATATTATATGTTAGCTTCTTAATAAACTTGTTTGCAATAGGGTTGTTTGGAGAGTTTGTAGATGAGGACAAAATAGCACTTAAAGAATTTTTAGTTGTTCTTTCTATATTCACTCCAATATACCTCTCTTTCTTGTGGGGTAAGAAATGAAAAATATTATCATATTTATACTTGGTTGTATTACTAGTTATTTTCTACTATATCAAGGAACAAATGAAGTATTTAATCTATGGAAGGTGGCTTATGATATTGGTAGGGAAGATGCTACCGCAGTAGCTAAAGCACAGTATGAATGGACTGAGGAGAGACTGAGGCAGGAATGTGTGCTTCTACACTTTGAAGAAGATCAAAAGAGAAGAGATAGGCTAGGTATGAAAGGCTTAGGAGAATGACAACAGTTGAATCACCCTGTATTGGTATTTGTGAACTAAAAGACAATATATGTATTGGCTGTAATAGAACAGTTGAGCAAATCACCAACTGGGAGACTATGAGTGACGAACAAAAAGAGAAGGTAATAAATGCCTTATTTAGTACGACCACACAGTAGGTCTAGGACTGCGTGACGAGCCTGTAGACGTATCCAAATGAATAAACCTACCTACACCCTTCTTCTGTTGCACTCCAATGCCTGTGAAGCCAATCTGAAAGGCTATCAGGAGTAGTTTATAAGCATCCTCTCTACTTACTGCTACATCAGCAGCTACACCTTCATTATGGACACCTGGGGTTGTTTTCTTTGCTTCTGCTGGATGCAGAGCTGATCTATATCCTGATGTAATAACTATAGGCTTACCAAACATCTCCCTGAGCTGGTTCATTTTGTCAATGAAGTCTTGCTCCATCTTACAGTCACCAGTTGTACTGCATTGAAACTCTTTCTTACTGAAGTATTTACCCCATTCGATATCACCTCTCATCTGCGTCTCCATAGTAGCGTTTAAATGTGTCTAACTGATCTTGATACTCTGACAGTATTTTTAGTTCTGCTAGTATAGCTTCTGTTATATCTGTATGCTCTGGTATGCTCTGAGTACGATCTAGTAGTAAATCTATATTTAGTTTGTGTTGTCTTGCTTTAGCGTGTAATAGCTGTATAGTGTTATTGATTAGTGCTTTCTTCATTTGTTTACTATGTTCTGTAGTTCTTTTGTTTTATCTTTACTGCTAAGACTGCTACCAAAGTAGTATCCTAATACCATAGTTACTGCTGAACTTAGCGTGCCTAGGACGTATATCAAGATATCCTTACTAGCTGGGTCAACTTCTACAAAGATAATTACTAGGAACAAAGCAAAAGCTAATATCACTGTACCTAACGCTAGGATTGGGGTGACGACCTTATTTAACATAGGGGCAAACTCTGAATTAGCAATACGCATCTCTCTTTCACGAGCAGACTGCTTATCACCAAACTCAGCTTCTATCTTAGCTAGTTCCCCTTTTTGTTCAAGTTCAGCTAGTTCTTTTAGTGCTTGTTGTTTTGCTTTAGGGTCTGGTATTACCCTGTCAATAACCTTCTCTGCCACAGGAAGCAGACCAGTAAGTAGTTGTAGCATTATGACTCCTTATGTTAAATGAAACTTCTTTCGTATTTTACAGCCTTTTTCAGACTCTACTTCAAACCATTTAAACCCTCTTTGTTCATTAGCACACCAGTATACACATAGTCCTCTTTCTATCCATTCTAGTTTGCAGTAGAACTGTGTACGATCTGGCACTACAGTTACCAGCATACTAGACAGTATTAGTTCTATCATTGTATTCCCTTCACAGAGTCAATTAGAAATTGTATCATCCACCATAGAACCATACCCATGATGGCTATAATAGATAACATACTGGAATTGTAAATGAGTTCTTTACGTTTGCGGATTTGTTGGTATACCTGTGCTTCTCTTTTGCGTTGAATTGACCTTCTAATCTGTATTAGCTGTTTATAACCATCTGCACCAAGATGGTGCAATGAACCCCAGTAGAACATGTGTTTTAGTTCCTTTTCCATCTCTTTAATTCTCTGCCTTGCAGCAAGCTCATCAAATGCTTCTGCTGTGGCTGACTTTCTGTAAGTAATCTTCTTGAATATAGATGGCTTACTTTCTTCCTGTGTTAGACAGAACTTTACATCTTCTACCGCAGAAGCCCACTTACCTAGCTGTGAAAATACCTCTTGAGCTTCTTTACCATAGTTTACTGCTGTCTTGATACCCTGAAATACTGCATTTGCTGTAGCCAAAGCTGTGATTGGGTCGATCATTGTCCTGTCATCATTCCTTCTCTAGCTCCTTGGTTACTTCTTTCTCTTTCCATGGCAGGAGCAGTTATTGCACTTCCTTTAATGTAAGGCAAATCTCCCTTTAATTTTCTCCCTAATGTTTTAAAAAATGGACTTCTTGATCTTAATAAGAAATCTAATGCCTCTTGTCCTGTTTCAGAATATATACCAGTTCCTATAGCAATTCCTCCTATTGTCAGGGTTGGTTCAACAAAACCAGCAGTTCCTGTACCAACAGTAGCTAATCTTCTTATGTTTTGTTCAGACATACCTAATGCTTCTCTACCACCATAAAATGTACCTTCTTCACCTAATGCCTCTTTTCCAGCTTCAGCAAGAGATTGACCAGGTATTATACCTAATCCAAAGTTTACTTTATCTCTTGAATTATCTCCTGCTCTAATTGCTTTTAAATAAGCATTAGGAGTAAATGTTCCTGATTTTGAATTTATATCAGACGCTGCTACTTTCATAGCATGAAGTTGTCCATAACCAGAATCTATTTTTGCTAACTGTTTTCCTAAATTTCCATTTTGATTGTAAAAATTTTTCTTTAATGTTTTTCTAACACTCTCCAGAGCAAAAGCCTCGTCTAATGTTTCAGGATTTTTAAATAATTTTATTATTTTAGCTCTTAAACCAGAGTCCATTCTTTTAAAATCTTCTCCTGATATTTCTAAAGTTCCTTTAGGCTTACCAGCCATAAAATCAAATTCTTTAAAATTAGTATATATTTCGTTATCTATGTAATCTTGTACTGTTTTTCTTGCTTTAGGTGTTCTTAAACCTGTTTTATTTAAAGAATCTAATATTTCTTCTGTTATTTTAGTACCATTTAATGAAAATTTCATTCCTTTTAATGTTTCATTGTATGCTTGATCTAATTGTTTAGCAGCGTAGTCTAAAGCTGGTCTACCTATAGCTTGTGTTTTTGGAACTTCATTTCTAAAGGGTATTGGTAATGTGTCTAATGCTTTATTAATTAATCCTTCATTAAATTTATATAAAACTTTTTCTTGCTGTGATTCAATTTTACTTCCTACTATTGGTAAAAATCTAGCAAACTCTTCTATGTTTTTTGCAACTCCTCCTAAAGTTTGTCCTGTAGTGGGTCTAACACCTAAATCACGCATTAATTTTTCTGCTTCAGATACTACAGGGTCTAATACTTTTCCTGCCCCTGTAAATGCAACTTCTCCAGCGAAACCAGTTAAAGTACCACCAGCAATTAATTTACCTTTATCATAAATAAAATCTTCTTGATTTTTTTCATCAGTTACTGGAGTTCCTAATGCTTGTACTCCTCCTGCTATCATTGTTTTTGCAGTTTTAGGAGCTTTTTCTGCAACCTCTACTGCTTTTAATGCTGTTACAAAACTTGTAGGATTTAATATATTAAAAAGAGTTCTATCAAAATCATATCCTTTTTCACCACTTTCTAATCTTCTTGCTTGGTAAGCATTTTCTTCATCTGCTATTGATTCGTTTAATCTTTTAGATTCATTTTCTAACCATTTACTAATTTGATTGGGAGTTAAACCAAATCCTGATGCTATCTTTGACAACGCATAAGGTAATAACTGAGCATAGCCATCTATAGGGTCTTTTAAACCTTTTAAACCAAAATTAGGAGAAACATCTCCGAAAGGTTTTACATCAAAACCAGAAAGACCAGTAAAGTCTTCAGGAGCTTCTTCAACATCAGAAACACCTTTTGATCTTAATTCAGAAGCAATTTGATCTATTTGTTCTTCTGATAATTTGTTAGGAGTTCTAATTTTTTTACCATCTATTATGTATGTAGGCATTATTAATTCCTTTAATCTTCAACAATTTCGTATACTGTGCCTTTAGCTGTCGAACCTATTTCTTTATCATAGTATTTATATGTTTTAGATAATGGGTCATCTTGTCCAATATTTGCTTTAAATATATCAACATTTCTATTATAATTATTTTTTAATTTATTAAAAAGTCTAGTTAATATTTTTTGTCTTCCTAAAGAAGATAAAGTTAGTCTATTACCTTGTACCTCACGCATAAAATTTAATTCTTCATTAGAGTCATTACCTCCTAATAATTTCATACTTTGTAATACATTTTCTGCTGTTAAAGACTGTATAAATTCTGTATTTGCTATTTTTAACCTTTCTTCTTCTGACACAAATGCTTTTTGTTTTATTTTTGCTATTTGTTGTGCTACTTCTGCAAAAGTTCCACTGAAAGGAGTACCATCAATTTCTTTTCCTTGCGAATCTTTAAATGTATTTCCTCGTGCATCTTTATTTTGTAATAATAAAACTGCTTCTTTAAGACTATCAATAGTAGATATATCTCCTTCTAAAATTTCAATTACTTTTTGAGGTAATAGTTCTAAATATTCTTTTTTAAATGGGTTTTCTTCATTTTTAGTAATAGGATGTATTTTTTCATACGTTTCAACAAATACTTTTTGATCTTTAGTAGCATTTCCTTGTAGAACATTAATTTTAGCTTTTATATATGCTTCTTCATTAAATCTTCTATCTTTCGGGTCAACTTTATACACTAATTTATCTACTGTTTTATACCACTTATCAGGATTATTAGGATTTTGTAATGTTGTTTTTCTTACTTCTCCTATACTTTCCATTGTAAATTTACCAGATTTAACTAAATTATTTAAAAATACATAAGGATCTCTAGCATTTTGAGCTGCTTCTGTTCCAGATTTTTTAGTTTCAAAAGCATTACTTATTTCTTTTTCTGTTATTTTACCTTCTTGTCTATCAGTTTGTAATTCTTCATAAGTTCTATAAAATTTACCACCAATAAATAAATTTTGCTGTATTTCAGGAGGAAGTTTTGTTTCCCTGCTTTTGTTTGCAATTCTTAACTTATCAGCTTCTTTAATTAAGTTATGACCTACTAACTGAATATTAGGATTAGGGTTATTAATTAATTTATTACCTGCTGCTGTTAGTCCTTCTGGTGTATTAGGGTCAATTCCAGTATTTAACAATGCATCTGAGTAAGCTATTTTAATTTCTTGCATTTGTTGTGCTTGTGCTTCTTCTGGTGTTTGCTGTCCAAACAAGCCTCTAATGCTGCTAGATAGATCACCTCTGGCTTCTTCTATCATACCACTGATAGCACCTATAGGACTGCTTTGCCTTACAGCAGGTGTTCTTCTTCTGACTGTTGCACCAGTAGGTCTATCACTAGCAAATAATCCTTTCATTACATCCATCATATCTTTTATCCTTTATACAGGTATTCCTAATGTTTCTAATAACTTTCTAACTTCGTCTGCACTATACTTTCTTTCTCCGCTAATAGGAACATTACCAGGGTCAGTTTCTAAACCAAATAAACCTTTACCAAAGTCTCCTAGTTCTGTTAAACCTGCAATCTCAGCCTGTGCTCCTAGTTGTTCAAACTGCGATTTAGTTCTTAAACCTTCTCTAGCTGGTACTTGTCCTAATGTGTAAGCTATATTCTGTGCTCTTCCTAGTTGATCTAGTGCTTGTTTATCTATAGTTTGTGCTCCTGTTAGTAAACCTTGAGCTAGTTGTCGTTGTCTTCCTGCTTCTGTCAAACCAAATGTTTGTGCATCTAGTGCTTCTTTTGATCTAGCAAGTTCTTGGGCAGACAATATGGACTCAGCTAATGGACTAACTCTACGTTGCCCTCCTACAGTTGGCATAGTCTGACCATAACCTAGTAAACCTCTTTGTGCTAGTGTACCTAACATTCTTTCTTGTTCTCTTTGTCTCTGTGGCTCAGTCAATGCTCTAGTAGCTGCTAATTGCTGTGCTGTAGCTTCTTCTCTAGTTGCAGGTAAGCCTTCAAACAAACTTGTAGCTGCACCTAGCTGTGCTTCTCTAATAGGTTGATATGCTACATCAGCAGTAGCAGTAGCTCCTTCAGGAGTTATCTCGCTTACTCCTAAGCCACTTCTTACTGTATAAGGCTTAAATAGACCAGCAAACTCTGCTGCTATGTCTTCACCTCTACCTTCTAGTCTTTTTCTTATCTCTTCTAGTTTAGCAAAGTCTATACCAGTTCCTATAAGATTTTCTAAACCACCTCCTATTCTATCACCAAACACTTCTTTTAGGTCAATAAATTTACTAGCTTCATCTGCTATTTCTTTTACTGCACCTTCTGTAACAGCACCACCACCTGCTAATTTTAAAACATCTTCTACTGCTTTTGTAGCACTTGCTGCATCAGTAATAGTTAAACCACCAGTAACAGCATCAGTACCTACTGCCCCACTAGTTAATAAAGGCAAGTCACTAGCTAAACCAGTACCACCTTGTCCTGCTAATATGTCAGCAAATGTTATATCTTCAGATAGAGATGGAACTGTCACTGCTCCCTGTCCTAAATTACCCATAAAAGAAGCATCCATACCTAACGATGATTCTACTCCATATTCGCCTGGTACAAAATCTAAAGGTCGTTCAAATGTAGGGTCAGTTCCTTGTAAAAGATCAGTAGTAACTCCTTCACCTAGTCCTGATAAATCAGTAGAAACACCTCTAGGTATTTTTAAACTGTCTACTGTATCTGCTTCTAGTATATTGTTATCAACTAAATAATCACCAAACTTACCCGATTGTAAAGCATCTACACCATAAGTTGTACCATAAGCTATGGTAGCAGCAAGTAAAGAATCTTCTAAATCTCTTCCTAATGCTAAACTACCTCCTGTTGCTACTACAGCATTACCTAAAGCAGTAGCTTTTACAGTACCTGCTGCACCTTCTCCTAAAATAGCAGTTCCTATATCATTAGCGTAACCACCACCAGCAATAGTAAGAGCTACAACGGCTGGTGTTATTATATCTCTGTCAGAAGTATCTTGATACAAAGGATAGAATACTGGAGTATCTCCAGCAAATTTAACATTCAGTTCTGCACCGCCTTCTACACCTGAATACAAGTTACCAAATGTAGTAGGCTCATCAGAGTCACCTGACAATGTACCACCACCTGCAAATACGTCTACTGTCTCTCCTGTTTTCTTATTAAACAACTCATCCATAGTATCAGGCAAAGTTGCTATATAAACTGGTTGTGGGTTACCAAAATTACCAGACATGTTTGTCATTACTTCTTTAACAGTACTAGGTTCTACTCTTATAGTTTTTGGCTGACCTCCTCCAAAACCTATCATCCCTCCAGTTGTATATTCATACCTTACGTTTCCGTTAGCATCTGTTACTTTATCTACTTCTACATCTGTAACACCTGTTTTTACAGTTCTTTTACCTAAGTCATCAATACTATCTAAACCAGCTTTAGCAAACTCTTTAGCTTGTTCTTCTATAATATAATCTACATCACTAGGATTTACATAACTAAATCCTTTTGCTTCTAATACATCATACTGTTTTCTAAATTCATCTCTAAGATTATTAACTCTTTGTTCATACAATGAAGTATCGTCTGTAACGCTCTCACGAGCCTGTGTCTGCGTTCTTGACTCTGTAAGCATGGTAGGGCTACTAACGTCTCCAGAGGGCTGTTGGGAGGCTGTGGTGGGTTCTGGAGACGTAGCAGCTAATCTTAGTACATCTTGCTCTAGTTGTGTCAGTCTAGGAGCAACAGAAGGGTCTATGCCTTTCGCACGTTGCTCTTCTTGGAATCTTCTGTAATCATCTAAGATACTCACGAGTATGTCCCTCCTTCTATTGAACCACCAGACATTGTCCCTGATAGTACAACATTCGTAATGGTTGCTGTGCCTGTTACCGCTGGGGAGGCAGTATTAGCTTTTGTCGCAACTGCTGTAGCAATGTTATCAAATTCAGTATTAATCTCTGTTCCTTTAACGACTTTGTTTGGGTCACCACTGTTTAATGTGTCCTTTGCTGCGAAGTTGGTTGTTTTTGTATAATTACTCATTTATATAGTCCTTCCTAAGACTGAATATATATCTATCTTTTGTAGTGATAGAGGGTTACTATCTATTGCTGCATTTACTCCCACCTGTAAGATGTTACCATTTCCTGACAATTGTGTACTAAGTTTATCAATAAATACAGAAGCTGAATATTCTGCTATGTTATATTCTGCTGTACCATACTCAGCAATGTTTCCTTGTTGTGTTTGTACATCTGCATTATTAAAACTGTTTTCATAATCAAAAGCCCACTTCAAAGCTAATGTAGTATTAATAGCACCTATAACTGTTACATTAATCTTTTTAGGTATTTTTGTTATATCAGGTCTACCAAAGTCTAGGTATGGTGATAGATAACTAAATACATAACTAGAACCATTATCTGTAAAGTTTTTATACTCTGCTATACCATCAGTTTTACCTAAAAGTAATCTATTATCATGTGTAACTACTAATGCTGATGGGTCTATACTATCCCATCTGGTTGCTCTATATGAACCATCAGGCAGTGTTGCTCTTACATCAAAACAAAAAGTAAATCCTGAAGCTGGTAAAGTTAATAAATAAAATGCTTCTTTCTCATAGTATACACTTCTTATCTCTTCTTTGTTCTCTACCGCTACAAGTGCAAGAAAGTTATCCCTTACATTCTTTGACAAGTCTCTTAGTGGTGCTGACTTCTCTTGTATGGTTCTACCTAGACTTCTTAGACCACTATCAGATAAAAATACTAAATCAGTACCTATAACTTGTACAGAGTCTCTTGCAATACATCCTATACCTACTATTACATCATTCAATGATATATTACTTACATCATCTGCATTTTGATACAATACGATGTGGTGTTCACAAAATATTACTAAAAAGTTGTTATGTGCAGCTAGTGCTGTTATTTTATCACCACCAGGTACGACTTTCTCTAGGTTTAACTGTCCTGAACCAGAACCAGTAAAGTCTGAACCGTCTAGTAATACACTGTGGTATATTGTTAATGGGTCATCTTTTATATCAGCCATCCACATTCTACCAAAAGCTGATAATGCTACATTTGGTATAAACGTAGTTGCTCCATACCCAGAAGGAACATTACCAACATCTACCAGTCTTCTAAATCCAAAACTTCCTGTTGGTAATTTATTATATACTAAAGGTTGATGACCTTTCTGTACTGCATACATGTGTGGACTAAAGTTAAGACCACTTTCAAACTCTGCCTGTTTAAACTGCCAGTTGTTATCTGTTATACTATAACCTAATGTTCCTGTAGCACTTACATTATATACAGGAAGAGCAGACATAGTACCTTCACCTTCATACAAGTTGTTATTACCACCACTAATAATATTATAAGAATTTGTAGCTGTGTATGCGTCAAACTCTACTAGAGCCTCTGGTAGTGTTGACGTACCGCCAGCAGTTGTCTGATATTCCCATCCTTTTCTAGCAGCCATTCTACCAGACTTATCAATCACAGCATTGTCTGCTTCTAGTGTAAATGACAAGTCAAGAGTAACACCAGAGTCTTGTGTGTTAATACCAAAGAAACCTGGTGATGTTATTGCTACTGGTTGTATAGGTTTGTTTGGCATTATGACGGATACCACACAGTTTCTTCATCAGGTCTTCTTGCAGCTTCTATAGCTATAGCATCTGCTAGAGCCTGTTTAGCTACTGCATACTGACTTGATACGCTGATACCTCCATCTTCACCACGCTCTTCTATTGCTTTAGCCCATGCGAGAGATGTGATTACATTCTTTTGCATAGCTGTGGTGTCAGTATCAGTTGTTAGTTCTTGTTCTGGTATTACTAAGTCAAACCTTATTACATACTCACCATCAGGAATAGGATACAAATCTATCTGACCATCTCTCTCAGCATCTACACCATTAGGATTATAATATAAAGGCGCTCCCTGTGTAGGAGTATCTGTTAATAATAAACTTTGTATAAAGTATCCTGTTGTCTGATAACGTAAAAATACATCTTCTGTATCATTGTGTGCAGAAATGATTCTAAACTTGTTTCTAGCACCATCTAAGTTATAGTTAAATGTGCCTTGTTGTGTAGTAAATGATACTGTGTTTCTTAATACATCCCAGTTCCATGCGTCTTCTACTTCTCTTTTAGCATCATTAACTAAAGCACCTACTAAAGAAGAATACCCATTCTGAGATACACTAGATACCTGAGCTTCTCTAAGCCTGACTAGTACATCATTTACTAAATC